ACATCAGAGGGTCCGGCGTTTCTCATGGACCCGCGGTGCCGGGTACTCATCCGGGGGTTCCGGTCCGGGTACAATTACAAGGTCAATACCAAAGGTATAACCGCACCCCAGCCGGACAAGAACGAGTATTCGCACCCGCACGACGCTTTGCAGTATATGAGTATGGGGTTCTCTGATACCGTTCGGCGTCAGAGCATAAAAGAAAAGTTCCCGGGGCTGATGAGTGGTAGCGCCGGCAACATGGCTAATTACGCACGGTGGGCATAATGGACGAAGAACTGATGAAGAGCGAAGGCAAGACGGTCACTGACGGCGACGGTGTTGAGTACAATGTGACCGTACTCCAGAAGCTCGGGAATCACTTGTCCCAGCGCTTCAGCGTCCACAAGAACGACCGGCGGCAGCAAGAGCAACAGTGGTTGCGCAACCTGTACCAGTTTACCGGCAAGTACGATCCGGACATTGAGAGTAAGCTCGACCCAGAGCGATCAAGGGCCTACCCCAAGCTGACCCGCACCAAGGTCATGGTTATTGTCGCACGGCTGATGAACCTGCTGTTCCCGCAAAGCGACAAGAGCTGGGAGGTTCGGGAGTCAGAAGTGCCGTCGATGTCTCAGAGCGATCTGGACGCTGCGTTCTATGAGTGGCGCGAAGAGAACCCAGAGGCGGAGGTAACGCAGAAGGAGCTGGATAAGCTGGTCAGGGCGTTTGCAAAACGGGCTGCCGAGAACATGGAGCGGCACTTGACCGACCAGCTCTCTGACGCCATGGGATCAGCGACTGAGACCGACAACTCGGACTTCGTCACCCTGTGCCGGTCGGTGATTATCTCTGCTGCTATCTTCAACGTCGGGATCCTGAAGGGCCCGATGACCTTGGCGAAGAAAAAGAACACGATTGAAATTGCCCCGGGTACAACCACCCCGACGGTTACCCAGACTGACAGTTACCGTCCGTATTTCGAGGCGACCAACGTCTGGAACTATTACCCGGATATGCAGTCTCGCACCTTCGCAGACATGGAGGGCGAGTTCGAGGAGCACATCTACACCCAAGACCAGCTGCGTGCCTTGGGGCGTCGGCCGGACTTTATCAGCTCCGCGATTGACAAGTTTATAGCGGCGCACCCAGAGGGTAACTTCACTCCGGCAACGCACGAGCAGGACCTCGATAACTTGGCCGGCAATACGAGGGCGTCTAACCGCGGAAAACGGTACCGGGTCCAAGAGTTCTGGGGCACCGTGGACAAGGACTATGTCAAGGAGTCAGGCATCGAGATCCCCGAGGAAATGGAGGACTACCACCAATTCCGGATTACTGGCTGGGTTGGTGGCCGGCACGTGATGAAACTGGCGCTTAACCCGCTGCCTTCTACGACGAACATCTACCATAAGTTTGTGTTCGACGACTCTATCCCCTCGCTTATGGGCGGATCCATGTGTGAGATCATGCGGGATAGCCAGATGGCCGTGTCCTCTGCCGCCCGCATGCTGATCGACAACGCGTCTGTTACCTGTGGCCCGATGCTTGAGATCGACCTTAACAAGCTGGTTGGGCAGCAGGATGTGAAAAGCATCGCGCCGTTCCGGAACTACTTTACCGACCAGAAAAATAACCCGGCCGGTCACCGGGCCATCAACAACATCAGCGTCGACTCTCACATGAACGAGCTGTTGCTTGTAATGGACAAGTTCCTGCAGTTCTCTGACATGGAGACGTTCGTCGGCGGGTACGGGGACGCCGACAACACCCCGGGAGAAGCGCTTCGCACAACGGCAGGGGCGTCCATGGTAATGGGCAACGCGGCCTTGCCGTTCCGCGATATCGTCCGGAGCTTTGACCGGTTCACCGTCAGTACGCTTAATGCGTTGGTAGAGTGGAACCGGCTGTTCAACGAAGAGCTTGAGTACATCGGCGACCTGCGCCCGGTAGCGAAAGGGGCTACCAGTATGATCGCTAAAGAGCTCCGCGCCTTCGCGCTGGACAACCTGACCCAGACAATGACTGACGAAGAGCGGCTGTACGTGGACGACGAGAAGCTGCTTGAGCAGCGTATGATGGCCCGCGACATACCGTTCAAGGATATCCGTGCCAGCGACGAAGAGATTGACCGCAAGAAGAATCAGCAGGCTCAGGAAGCTCAGGAAGCCAGAGATCAGGCCAAGCAGCTGTTCGAGGCGGAGCTTCGTGAGATGACCACTGATGCTATGAAGAACGCGTCGCAGGCCAAGAAGAACCTTGAGGGCTCTGACGCCACGTCGGTAGAGACGATGCTGAAGGTGGCAGAGCAAGCCCAAGAAACAGTGGAGATGCCAACCGATGAGTAGGCGAGAGCGCATTGCCGATCTACAACGCGAGATACATGAGCTAAAAGACGCGGGTAGTACAAAAACTATCTTGGAGTATGCTAACCTTCAGGTAGAGGACCTAAAAGACCAGTTAGTAGGGTGCGAACCAGAGTACCTGAAGCTGATACAGGGCCGCGTTACCGCGTACCAAGACCTTATCCGAGTTATTGAGGATGAGCCCCACAAAATATAACGGAGCCGATGATGGACCCGAACGAGACTAACGACGACGACTTTGATTCCGCATTCGAGGAGGCTACTTCTGATGCGCCTGTTGAGCCTACTGACGTAGAGGACGAAGCAGATGATGCCGTTGCGGAGGAGTCAGGTAGCGAGTCAGATGCAGCTGATGAAAAAACTGGCGAGGCTGAAAGCGACGAGGACGTCACCGGCGAAGATAAGGAGGATGCTGGGTCTGACGGTGAACAAGAGGGCGACGGAGAAGACGCTGCCGCCGATCTTGAGGATGGTGGTGATCCTGAGAAAGCCGATGCTAAAGCCACTTCTGCTAAGGGCGAAGAGGGCAAGCCTGCCTACGATGAGGCCACGCTAAAGCGGGCGATGGACCTGCTCAACGAAGAAAATAAGGGCAAAGCCGAAGAACCCGCCGCGGCACAAGAAGACGAGCCCGCTGACCCTGAGCCACAGAGAACGTGGAAGGACTACGTACCCGAGGACAAGCGTGAGGTCATCGAGACGTACGAGCGAGAGTGGGCAGAAGTATCTGAAGCAGAGTCAATTAAGCGTACCGCAGAGTTGCAACTACTTCAGGACACGTTATACTCCGATCTAAGGAGTGCGCTGGCACCAGTGTTTGAAACTACCCAGACACTGAAGGTAAACGCACACCTCGATGCCGTTAGGCAGCAGCATTCGGACCTCGATGAAGTCCGGCAGCCGCTGCAAGAATGGATCGAAACGCAACCAGAATTTGTGCGCCCTGCGTACCTTGAGGTTGCACAGAAAGGTTCTGCAAAGCAGGTGATCGAATTGATTAACCAGTTCAAGCAGAGCACAGGCAGGACGGGCGCAGCGCCAGAAGTACCAGCCCCGTCAGCGAGACAACCGCAGCAACGCCCAGCGAAGCCACAGCCCAGTGCTGCAGCCAAGCGAGCATTAGCAGCGGCACCAAGCCCGAACAAGGCAGAAGTCCCGGGTAGTGCTAACCCCGACGACTTCGACGCAGCATTTGATGAGGCGGCCGGAATAGGGTAACGACTCTTTCTGACGTGAGGATTTAACCAATGCCTTTGACTTCCTATAGTGATATCACCCCGCGCCAAACGGCGTTCTCTGTGGCTAACCTGCTCAAGCGGGCAATGCCGCACATGATGATCGAGCGGTTCGGTCAGGCGTACCCGATCCCGAAGAACAACACCAAAGTCGCTAAGTGGCGCCGCTACTTTATGACAGGTGGTAGCGGTTCTTACTCTGGTAACGCTGGTGATTTCAACGTACCTCTGGCGGATACCCCGCTGACTGAGGGCGTAACCCCTGCTGGCTCTACTCTGGAAAACAAAGACTACACCGTAACGCTTCAGCAGTACGGCGATTTTCTTGAGTTTTCCGATGTGATCCAAGACACCCACGAGGACTTCCCTCCGCTCCTTCGCGAGATGACGGACATCCTCGGCGAGCAAGCTGCGCACACCATTGAGACCCTGCGTTTCAACGTGCTCAAGGCTGGCACCAACGTGTTCTACGCCAACGGCGCTAACCGTGCGGCTGTAAACACTGAGGTAACCCTGCCCCTGCAGCGCCGCATTACTCGTTCGCTGAAGCGCCAGAACGCCAAGCCGATGACTGCGATGATTTCTTCCACTGTGAAGTACAACACGCAGCCCATCGAAGCCGCGTTCATCGCCCTGTGTCACCCCGATGTCGAGAATGATATCCGTGACATGGCCGGTTTCATCTCGGTGAAGCAGTACGGCAGCAACGTAGAAGCGATGGAAGGTGAGATCGGCTCTGTGGAAGATGTGCGTTACATCCGCTCCACGGTGTTCGAGTCTTTCCCTGACGCCGGCGGTACGACTGCAGGTTACCTGTCTACGACTGGTACCTCCGCGGACGTCTACCCCATCATCTATCTGGCCCGTGACGCGTATGGCATTGTGCCCCTGCGTGGCAAGGATACCGTTGAAGTGATGGTTGTGCAGCCCAAGGCTACCAACACTGACCCGCTGGCACAGCGCGGTACAGCTGGTTGGAAGTGCTGGAACGCTACTGTAATTTTGCAGGATGCGTTCATGGTTCGCGCTGAAGTAGCGGCATCCGAGTAACAGGCACCCCCTCTCCGGAGGGGGTTCTTTTATGGGAACCGTCGCACAGGTAGAACACGTTATGGACATGAGCATCAATATCCGCATGGCGGAAAACGGTGTAATTCTCAGGTACGACGACCCGAAGATTGAGTCGGCGAACCGGGAAGAGGACTCCAAGTACGAAGATCCTACTGTGGAGCTGGTATTCAAAGACGCTAAGGAGGCGATGCCTGAAGTGCAGCGCGTTCTTAAAATGCTGATGGGGCCGGACAGAGCCGACGAGGACGAGTTCGACTCCGCTTTTGACGAGGCGATGGAAGATGAATGATGACCTGAAGATTGGCGGTGAGCCGGAGCCAGAAGCGGTAGAGCCCGCCACCAGCCCCAAGCAAGCCCCTAAAGCGGCGAAGAAAAAAGCCGCCGTGAAGAAGACCAAAATCATTTTGCAGAAGAACGACGACATCCCCCCTTCCGGGCTGTTCATCGGCCACAACGGTACCGGGTATCAGCTGAAGCCCAGCAAAGCTGTTGAAGTCCCAGACTTTCTACTGGACGTACTGGACAACGCGGTGGTAAAGAAGCCTGTAATGGGCGAGAATGGCCGTATCAGCCGCTACGAGGATAGCCCTCGGTTTCCGTATACGGTGGTACGCGACAAGTCTTAATGCTGCGGTGCGCCGCAGGACGGAGTAAAGAGTGAACCTAAACCAACTCCTTGCAGAACTGCGGCGTAACATTCTACGAGACGTGTCCGACGCAGTAAGCGTCGATGAGGTTGATCTACTGTGGTCGGACGATGCGCTGGTAGCCTACATTAACGAGGGCTACTTTCGTTTTGCGCAGATGACAGAGTACCTGCAAGACGCCACCACTGAAGCGGTTACCCGTATTCCGTTGGTGGACGGTCAGCGCGACTACGCTTTGCACCCCTCGATTATCCGAGTGCTGTCTGTTGAACTGCGCAACACGGTTATCCCGGTTGTATCGACGGACACCTACTTCGGCAACAACGCCGATATAACCTCGTACGAAGTGATGGCCCCCCGGAACGACAGGTCCGGTATAGTGGCCGCTGTGCCTGATTACGAAGTGGGCACCCTAAAGCTGGTTGGGGTTCCGGACGCCAAGAACGTGGGCGAGCCCTTGCGGTTGCGTGTGTCCCGGTATCCGTTGGATAAGGCTACCCTCGACGCGCCAAACGAAGAGCTGGAGTTTCCAGAGCGGTTTCATTTAGACATCATCGAGTGGGCTGCGTTCAGGGCGCTGCGTAACCACGACGCTGATGCAGAGAACATGGCTAAAGCAAGCGCACACAAGACACGGTTTATGCAAGCTGTTGAAGAAGTGCAGACCGAGTACCGGGCTCGCAAGTTCAGCCGCATGACGTTTTCACCATCGTGGAGGTGGTACTGATGGCTACAATCGACGAGCGCCTTTGGCCCGACTACGAAACCCCGACTACGAAACCCCGGGGAACTACTGCCCCAGCACCTAGTCCGTTTCCATATTTGGGTGCGGGTAACCGCTTCAGTGGGTCCCGAGCCACTGGAACAGACATGCGAGGCAGTGCCGGCACTACCGCTGCTACAATCGACGAGCGCCTTAACCGGACCTTTGCCCCGACTACGAAACCCCGGGGAACTGCTACCCTAGCACCTATTCCGTTTCCGGATGTGGGTGCGGGTATGGGCGTGAGTGGGTCCCGAGCCACTGGAACAGACATGCGAGGCAGTGCCGGCACTACCGCTGCTACAAGCGCCACCATGCCACGCCGTCGGACTTTGTCGCCGTCGGCCACTAACACCGACAACAGCGCCACAGCGCGGGTGCGTAGGGCGTTGGCTATTCGTGAAGGCGCTGGTGGAGTGCAGGGTTCCCGGGCGACCGCTGAGCAGGGCGCTAACGGGCAGCTGGCTGAGAGCCTGCGCATGAGCCTTATTGAGCAAGAACGCCTGCGTAAGAACGCCCAGATCCCCGGGCGCATGAACGCTGTGGAGTTCCGGGCAATGCAGGCGCAACGTGCAGGCAACCAAGCGGCTGTAGACAGCGGCACAGATGCAATCAACGCAATACGGGAAGGCCAAGTCAATCGTGCTGGCCAGCTTACAGAGGCGGAGACCGAGATCCAAGATCGTGCCATGGCTGAGCAGGGTGCGTTTGACCGCGGGCTGATTAACCTCGACGTAGCGGAGACGCAGGGCCGGTTCGGGCTGGCTGAGCAGGGGGTGCGTAACCGCGGCGCTGTTGACGCTGCTACCGCACTTGATGCGCGTGAGCAGTACGGGCTGAGCCTGCTTCAGAGAGCTGAAGAGGACGTGACTAAGCGAGGAAACCCCATTGAGGAGACCCAATTCCTGACAGGCGCCGTCAACGCTACCTTCGGCTTGGGCGGTTTGGCAGACCCGACTGCCGCTGGTCCTACTG